ATATAAACTTCGAAAAGGTATATAACTCTGACGATTACGATCCGAAAGAAGATGGGTTCGTCTGGAGAAAGCACGCCCGTCTGCAAACATTTATGAACGAACAATGGCAGAAGCAGAACCAACGGGAAGCAGAGAAACGCAACAAGCCACCGACCAATCCAATGGATTTGAGTAGCTTGGGTATGAACGCAGGTGATGAGGTTTATATCACCGAAGATGTCTTAAAAGAGTTGAAAGAAGCTTACAAGGATAAATACTATCGTTATTTTTGTAATGACGGATTCTTTTGGGGTCAGCAGTTTCAAGAAGAGGCAGTCAATGAATACAAGGGACAAGACAAGAAGTTCATTGAGTGGTGCGAAGAAGCCATAAAAAGAAAACAAACAATCGTATATACTTGTAGTTGGTAATGCATTGCCGTCGCCGTCGCTCGTTAGCGACGGCTCGGTGTCGGTGTTGCTTATTCACAACAGGTGTTGCTTCAGAGCAACAGGTTCACATGAGGTTCTAAAAAAGTTCTGTTTTTGTTTGTGGAAAAACCCAAAATGGACAGACCCAAAATGAACACAAAGTTATTGATATTAATATGGGATTTGATAAGACAAGAGAATAGTTAAAACAAACAAAAGGATATAACTATGAGTACAGCAAAAAAAGTTAGACTAAACAAAGACGAGGAAAAACTTGTTGTAAGTTATGCTAACTTAAAACTGAAACAGAATAGATTATCTAAAGAGGTGGACACTATGAAACAAAGTGTTGTTAATCTATTCGATAATAAAAAAGTAAATGTTATCTTTGCAAAAGATAAGCAAGATAATATTTTTGGAATACAGCGAATAAATCGAAAAAGAAAAAAATTCGATACTGCTAATTTCAAAATCAAACATACTGATTTATTCAATAAGTTCACAAGTGAGATTGAATATAATGAGTATAAGGCATTAGGGGACAATAATGCCTAATGTTCCAATGAACATATCAAAAGTATTAGCCGAGCAATCGGCTAATACTGACATAACTCCAAACACTAATTTAAACCCTGACGCAATCAGTAAGTTAAATTATGAAGTTATGTACAAAATGCTAGAGGGCGAAGTCGAGAAATTAATTTTAGAAAATCAGGGCAACCCCTTGATAGACGACTTCAAAACTAGGATTGTAAATAAATTTAGCTACTTAATACAAAAATTAAGTAGTTAGATTAACAACTACCAATGGCGGTTAACACCGCCATTGGTGTGTCTAGAAGGCTCATCAAAACAAAACACCTGCAAATTAAAATTTAGAACTGGCAGTCACGCTGGTGCACCCAGCTTTGCTGGGCGCATGCTTTAGTAAGCAACACGAATAGATGTAGTTATGTGTCAAACTATATGGTATAAAAGGGGACCCAAAAAACTAGAATTTTATGGCAGCTCTTGATAATTACACAGATGACGAACTACGGGCGTTAATTTTAAAAAAACAGATCGAATATATAAAGTTATGTCAGGATAACTTTTTGTTATTTGTAAGAGTTATGTGGCCAGATTTTATTTGTAGAGATACAACAGATCCTACAAAGTTTGGTCACCATCAAATTATTGCAAATGAATTTGAGGCTATTGCTCAGAAAAAACATAATCGTTTGATAGTTAACATGCCACCAAGACATACAAAATCTGAATTTGCATCTTACTTATTTCCTGCTTGGATGATAGGTCGTAATCCTAAAATGAAACTGATGCAAGTATCTCACAATGCTGAGCTTGCGACAAGATTCGGTAGCAAAGTTAGAAACTTAATGGAGACCGAAGACTACAAAAGTATTTTTGGAGATGTTAAACTCCGAGAAGATAGTAAGGCTAAAGGACGTTGGGAGACCAATCATGGTGGAGAATATTTTGCAGCGGGGGTAGGCGGTTCTATTACAGGACGAGGGGCGGATCTTCTTATTATCGATGACCCACATACAGAACAAGACTCTATGTCTGATTCTGCTATGGATCGTGCATTCGATTGGTACAGTTCAGGACCCAGGCAAAGACTTCAACCAGGTGGATCTATTGTTGTTGTAATGACAAGATGGGCTACCGATGATTTGACAGGGAGGCTCATCAAATCACAATCTGAGCCTAAGTCTGATAAGTGGCGAACAATATCATTCCCAGCCATACTTGAAAGCGGGAATCCTGTTTGGCCAGAATATTGGAAATTAGAAGAATTAGAATCTGTAAAAGCATCAGTATCTACAAAAAACTGGAACGCTCAGTACATGCAAGATCCCACATCAGAGGAGGGTGCAATAATAAAAAGGGACTGGTGGCAAAATTGGGAACATGAAAAAATTCCTGCACTTAAACATGTAATACAAAGTTATGATACTGCATTTTCTAAAAAAGAGACTGCTGATTATTCTGCAATTACCACATGGGGAATCTTTCAACCTGCAGAGGGTTATGAAGATTGTATTATTTTATTAGACGCAATGAAGGGCAGATATGATTTTCCTGATTTAAAAAATTTAGCATTAGAACAGTATCATTATTGGCAACCTGAAACAGTTATAATTGAAGCCAAAGCATCAGGACAACCTTTAATTCATGAACTTAGAAGAGCAGGTATTCCTGTAGTAGATTATGTTCCAGCTAAAGGAAGAGATAAACACACTAGAATAAATTCTGTGGCTCCAGTGTTCGAATCAGCCATGGTTTACGCCCCTTTACATGAAAAGTTTGCTGAAGAAGTTATTGAAGAATGTGCAGCTTTTCCTAACGGACAATACGATGACTATGTTGATTCTATGACCCAAGCTGTGATAAGATTCAGGCAAGGTGGATTTATTAGTACCTATACAGACGAATTAGATGCACCCAATTTTAAAATTGAAAAAGAACATAAGTATTACGGATGACACAAGATTTAACTAGATCAATGGAAGTACCAACTCCAAACGTTGGACGTCCTATAAAACCAAAAGAAAAAGGTACAATAAGACCTACTGTTGATTTATATCAAGATGAAGGTGTAACAGTAATTGGCCCTAAAGTAGAAGTTACTACAAAAGGGGGCACTGATATATCATTAGGTGCAACTAAAACAAAATATGATGATTTTAAAGATCCCCCAACAAATGTAGAATTTGGAATTGGCAAAACAGGAGATAAATATTCTTATGGAGTAACAGGATCTAAACAAGGTAAACAAAAACAAATCACTATAGGTGGAAAAATCAAATACAATACTGGTGGATTAGCTAGAGGTATGGGTGCAGCCATTAAAGGTGGAAAGTTTGGAGGAGTAAAATAATGAAAATGACAGAAGCAAAAAAACAAAGCATAGCTAAAAAGCAAATCATAAGAAGAATGCAATTAAGATCAGGAAGAGCAGGCGGAAAAAAAGGCTCTGAATTAAGAGAAAGAGACAGACAAGTTTCTGCAATGGGTGGTTACTTAATTGGTGGCCAAGCTAAGATTGCAGCTAAAGCTCCACCAACAAATAAAATTGATGAAAAAGATTTCGCAGTTCTTAGAGCTGAAAAAGCTAAAAAAAGAGGAAAAGGTTTACAAGACGAGAAAATGAAACCAGGTAAAGTTATGAAAGCAATGGTTGGTGTAATGGCTATCAAAAAAGCTGCTGATAAAATTTCAAAAGAATCAGGAACA